GGCTAAGAAATCAGACTCGTTCTTCATTCGACAGACATTGAATGCGGACAACACCGGCACTTACAAACAGACACCTATTGACCTCGGCGCTTATGTTGACGCTCTCGGCAAGTCCGTATTGCGTATTCACAACATTGCTGTCACCGTATCAGACAGTGACGGCACTGCATTACAGGTCCTAGCAACGGCGGACTCAGCCGCCGCTCAATACCAACTTGTGACCCAATCACAAGCCGATACAGTCCTCAGTTCAAATCGTGCTGTCATTGCATCCGGCATTGTCTATGCGACTAACTCGTTCTCGTCCGACGAATTCCCACAACTATCACATGACATGGACGTATTGCCGCAAATGTGGACTAACGGCTATCTAGTGGCTGTTGATACCATATTCCTCGGCGGTGAAGCAAGCACTGGTTGGGCTGAGGACGCTTACATTTCCGTCACTCTAGAATGCACTGTAGAAACCATGAGTGAAGCGGCCGCTATGGCGCTAGCACTGAGCCAGCAAGGCGTGTGATACCAATGCCTAGCCATGTCCAATTGGACATAGACGATTACATGGAATTGCTTAGGGATGCTGGTAGGCTAGCAAGCGATGCTAAGGAGGTCATAGAGGCCTCTCCAGTAGCCAAGAAAGCCAAGAAGAAGGTAACGGCCTACAATCGCAAGTATAAGGCCGCTTTCAAGCGTATTTCTGGCAAGTATCGAACCAAGTCCGGCAAGTGGAAGAAAGGCGGGTTCAAGGCCGCTGTAAAGGCCGCACACAAGGCGGTGAAGAAGTGAAGCGAACAGGACGTATTCTGAGCCTGTCGAACGACATTAACGACACTGCGCCGGCAATAGATTCTGTAGCGAATCTAGGTGTCCGACTAACTACGATTTTCAGTGACGATAGAGAAGGCTTTGGCTGGCGTGTGGTTGACTTCAAGCCGTTTGCTTGCTCGATAGTCGGTATTGGCACTGAACAGAAACCAATGGCACTACATACCGCTAGACCGGACTCGTTTGAGAACAATGTCGCATTCGGTGTATGGGCCATTAACCAATCCATGTTCTCTAATTCATTGATTGGCGTCATATCCGCTGATGTAATCAACAAAGGAAGCGATTTTTACAACACGATTACACCCAATCACATCGCTGTCAATCATCTAGCGTTGCTGTATGAGGACGGCGAGAAGCCGTATTACTGCATCACGCTGGAAGAATACGAAATCAGCAACCGTGAAGAAATCGCATTCCGCCTCAAGGAGGTTGCACAGAATGTCGGCCCAAGGTCTTGATGCTATTGCGCCAGTGGACATCGCCCAGAACGAGCGCATCGTTTGGTGTGAGAGGCTATTGTATGCGCTGATAGTGTTACAATTCCCACAACTCGCTACCCTATTTCCCCTCGGCTGATGGTTGACATCAGTAAGCCGTTACACGGGCTAGTAACTAGGGTAATTCTTCGATAAACATACCTAGAATCCATTTGTTGGTGTCTAGGCACTGTAACTACCTAAAATAGAAAAGAATCGAAGATAGAGGTGTTTATCGGCTTGTATTTGTATCTAGGCTGGATTCTGTAGTCAACCATCAGCCGAGGGGAAAGTTGGGTAGCGGTTTGCTCTGAACTGCCAAAGCAAGCTTGAGGTTTTGAAAAATAAAAAAAGGGGCACTGGCCGGAAGCCAGTGCCCCAATTTATTCCGGTAGTTTGCACTAAATCAGTCTGTCATCTTCACCTCGTAGGGGTCAAACTTGCCCTTTCCAGTGCGACGGAAACTTAGTTCCATAGTATGGTCGCCAAAATCAATCACCGACACAACAGCACCCTTGACTTTGCGAGTCTTGCAGTTAGCGCCATCTTCTTCCCACTCAGCACATTTCGCCTCAAGAATCCTCAAGGCTGATTTTTGAGTGACAAGAACTGGTCTGTCACCGTCGTTGAGTGGATGGATAATGGCAATGATGCCATCAGCCCATTCCGGTATATTCCATTCGTCCACAAATGCGACGACATGACCAAATTCAATGGCTCGTGGGGTAACCACAATGCCGTTTTTTAGCCAGTCCAACGCTTTTTGTCCGTCCAATGTCAATTGCCCGAACACTTTGCTTTTTTTCGTTGCCAGTAATGACAATATAACGCTCAGTATCACGATTTTTGTTATCATTTTTATTCGTCCTTTTGGTTTGTCGTGCGATTCAGTCCGCTAGACCCCCGCCCAGCATCATTCTGAATCGCGTTTCCCCTCGTATTGATTGGCCGACAATACAAGCGGATGCGGCACTGGGTAATAAAATGGCCACTTGGAAACTAATTTCCGGTTTCCGGTAAAAAATGGCGTGCCCTGGACAACGTTTTTTACCGCTTTTTGGCAATTTGTTACCAGAATCCGGTAAATATTGATATATTGCAACTGCCTCGGCTGGACTATGGCTAAGAAATCAGACTCGTTCTTCATTCGACAGACATTGAATGCGGACAACACCGGCACTTACAAACAGACACCTATTGACCTCGGCGCTTATGTTGACGCTCTCGGCAAGTCCGTATTGCGTATTCACAACATTGCTGTCAC